AATCCAGCGCTTGGTCAGCCCTGGCACCTGCGCCGCTGTCCGGCCCTGCTGCTCATAGTTGGCCATATTGAATGTGCGCTGTAGCTCCGTCCTCACGATACGCTCGGCCCTGGCACCAACGCCCTTGACGATCTCACACCCCTTGCGCAGATCGCGCAGCCCAAAAGCGTTAGTCACAGCGCGCATAGCATCAAGTGGCTGCATCTGGCCCAGCGATACCAACGAGACCTCACGGCGGATGATGCGCCGCATGTCAGCACCGATGCCCGTGACTTGCTGGCCGATCAACTCCAGCACTTCAGCTAGCATCACAGGGTCCGGTCGCGCCGTGATCGAATAGCCAAGCACGGCCAACGGCTCAGTCGCGCTATCAGTACCAAGGCCGAACGCCGCATCCGTCGCTGCGCGCAGGCCCATCGTCGTTTGCACAATGAACTCGTCGAGGATCTGCTCGATGGCCACCTTGACGACCGCCGACCGAAACGCACTTGCCGCATGCGCCGCCACACATCGCGTACAGCCTGATCCTCGGCACGGCCGTATGCACTCGCCAGCTCGTTTAGTTTGGAAATGTACCGTTGCTTGTCACTGGCCATCAGCCTGGCTCAAGCTCTGTATGTACCTGACCCCAATCGGGCAGCGCATGATCGCCCCGCTCATCAGGCTCGATCTCTTCCTCGACCTCGATCGGCGTCAACTCGATGCCCATCTCGTTGACCACATGCACCCAAACCTCAATTGCCTGCTCTTGGCTCATGAGCCGCTGGTCCAGTGCCACTACCAGCGCGCCCGCTACCTGCGACATGGCCGCCGCTAGCGTATTCATGTCACGCACCGTCATTTCGGGCATGGCCAGCGTCACGTCGGTGTCGGCATCTTCGTCCGGCGTGTACTTGCCAGCAATGATGGCTTGGTCACGCACAAAGGCCAGCATGCGCTCGAACCAGCGTTTGACCACGAGCTGCGCATGCTCCAGGCTGCGCCATGTCGGATCGCCCTGCGCCTGCGCCGTGGCCCGATTGGTCTCGTCACCACGCCCGTACCAATGCACTGGCAGACCCAGGCCACCGAGGATAAACGCCAGTTGCTCCTTGACCGTCTCGACCGTACCAGCCTGGCCCAGATTCGGCGCATGCATCTGCCAGTGCTCGCGGTTGTTATGGATGTTGACGCTGCCTTTGCGCGGCGGATTGTTGCGAATCTCATTGGCCCGCTCACGAACTCGGGTATCATCCGCACCCTCGATCTCAACGTCAAAGCTAAAATAGTCGCGCATCTGCTCGCGTTCGCCCAACGCGAACAGCGTTTGATCGATCTGATCCAGCCAGTCCGCCTCGGCCAGATAGTCGGACATACCAAATGCCTGGTTACTCAAGCTGTTGATCTTGACATAGAAGCAGTCGCCGGTGTACGCGCTCAGGCCAAAGCTCTTGAGCATCTGCTGCTCCCACGGCTCAAGCTGCGCCTGGTCTGCGCGCACCAACTTGCCCACGAGGTCGCCGGCATCACCTTTGTCATTCGACTCATCACCCGTCTTGGCCTCGTGAACGATGCGATAGACACGCTTGCCGTGCGCATCCTGCCACGACTCAGCAACGGCCTGCTGCTCTTTGACCACCACGGCGTACAGGTCCATAGCATTCTCGGGGTCGGCGATGACGTTCTCGATCTCGCCAGGGTCGATATATCCGAGCCGCGTTTGGCCATCGGCTTGCCTCACGAATGCCGGGAGGGCCTGGTAGCCGAAGATGAAAAGCTGCTGCGTGAACTCGGCAGCGCGCAGGTCCATCTCGTTGATGCGCCAGAACTCGTCAAGGATCTCTTGCAGTTTGTCGTCTTTGGCCTGTGGTGCGGTGCCGCGCCCGATGATGTAATCGCGCTTGATCTCGATGTCGCGCTGCGCTACCGGATGTGACTGCCACAGCGCCCAGGCCGTGGCCAGGTCGGCCTCACGGTCTCGCTTGTCGCGCATCCCACCGCGCATGCTGCGGTAGCCGTACTTGGCCGTGGTGCCACTGACCGGCTCATCCTCGCCACGGTCGTTGTATCCGTTCTCATAGGCCCGGCGGGCGGTGTCGGCCAACGCCGATTGCGTCACGCCGCCCAGAACCTCGATGATCCGCTCGCCTACGCCCACCGCGTCCTCCGCTGCGACTTGTACACGCTGCTGTCAATGTCGTTGACCAACGCGCCGGCGGGAGGGACTTGGTCTGTCCCCTGCCATGCCAGGGCTAGGGCCATCACCGTGTCATCGTGCATCCCCTCGACTGCCCCATAGCGGAATGAGCCGCCCGGCAATCGTTCCATACTGTAACCTTCCAACTCGGCAATCTGTATCTCATCGTCCAACAACGTAACCTCGCGCCTCTCGATAGCCAGCGCCAGCGCCTCAATAATCATGGCCTTGCTCTGACGCGTCGTCGTGAACCCCTGGACCGGCACACCCTCGGCCTGTAGCCGATCGATCATCGGCTCACCCATGCTGTTTGACTCAGCGATGATCATCTGCGGCCGCCATCGCTCATAGAGCGCCTTGAGCCGCCCCGCCTGAAACTCATAGCTGATCTGGTTGAACCGCTCCAGGCCCACCTGCCGACGACTCGCGACGTCGAGAATGCTGATCACCGTCCAGTCGTATGCCTTGGCCCAGTCGACGCCAAAGACAACGGGTGCTTGTGTTGGCCCCTGCGGCTTGGCCGTGCTCACCACCCGAACGCCCCGGAACACCAGCCCAGCGTCCTCGATAAACTGTGCCAGAAACTCTTGCTCGAAAGACCGGCGCGGCATGCTCTGGAACATGCGCACAGCCTCGGCGAATGCAAAATCCGGATTCTCCAGTGGATGCGGCTCTCTGACCAGCCGGTCATCCTCGATCCGCACACCCAGCGTCGGCACCTGCCAGGCCGCGCTATCCTCGGCATCCTTGGCCGCCAGATGCTCGCGATAGAACCAGTTGCGGCCTTTGGGCGTGCCCATGACCAACGCCCAGCCATTGCAGTCTGACAGCATTGGGCGCACAACCTCATACCATGCGGTCTCGCCAATGAATCCGGCCTCGTCGAGAATCGCGCCATAGGCCGTCTTGCCGCGCGCGTTGTCCGGCGCGTCGAGCGAGACAAAACTGATCACCCCATTGCCCGGCGGCACGACGATCTCCATCTGGCTCTTGCAGAACTCTGCGATGCCCCCTGCGGCCCGGTAGTGCTCGTCCCATGCGATCCGGCACTGGCGATACGTCGGCGCGCCCCAAAGAATCGGCATACCTGCGGACGCGGCCCGCAGTGAGGTCCGCATGCCCAGGGTCGTCTTGCGAAAACGCCGGCCAGCGGAAAGCCACTTGAACCGCGCCGGGTCGCTATAGATCGCCCTCTGGCCCGGATGCATCGCTGGCACCCTGTAGCGAATTTCCGCCACGCCAGTCATCGGCCTCCTCGAATACCACACGCACCGGCCCGCCGTCCTTGCCACCGGCCCGCCGTCCTTGCCGGTCACCTCTTGACTCTGCCTTGGCATCCAATCCTTCGGACGACGTCGGGACAACCATTGCAGGGCATAGTTAGGGTCTTTCATCGCAGCGTTATACACAACAGTTGCTGCGTTGACAGCTCCCATAGCTTCAGCAGCACTGAATCGTTTCCAGAAATCAAACAGCTTTTTTTCATTTTGCGTTAGTTCTATCGGCTCTTCAGATGCCTGGACCCGCTCATAGAGTTCCTGACCAGAATCTCGCCAACTACACAGAGTAGCATTGCAGATACCCGCCACCGCAGCAGCATCCGCATAATTCGCTCCCGCCTCAATGGCATCACAGATAGCATCTACTACCTTGGGCGTAAGCTTGATTGGCCGACCAACAAGTCTAGACATAGATCACAGATACGCAGGAGCGAGTTCCCCCGCTCCTGCCAGAAACCTAGCGACGATCCGACCCGCCCCCCCCGGAACGTCCGAGAGGCAGCCTGTTCTGACGATACCTTCGACCGCGCATCACAATACCTCCTTATAGAGATGGGGTTTCCCCCGTTGCGGAAGCGGCTCTATCTCAATCGGGGTCACGTCGACCCCTAACCGCCGACACACATCCAATCCATTGATAAAGCGATCCCAGTGTACAGACCATCCCAGCTTCTCAATTGCCTCTTGGCGTTGGTCATAAGACTGGAAACACAACACCACATAGTAGCGAGAATCAAGCGCCACCCGCCAGCGATCATAGCGCGCCTTCTTGTCCGCCTTGATCTGACGTAGGATCTCCGACATCTCATCATTAGCGCTTGTTTCCAGGTTGACTTCATCATATTCAACATCTTCGAGAGGATCGCCGTCCTCCTCAAACATCGAACCAAAGTCCGGCGCCTGCGGGTCAGACTTCTGCGGCCTTACCCTCTCAATCTGCGGACGCTCTCTCTTTGCGGGTTTCTTGAGATTGATCTTCGCCACGCCTACCTCACCATCTCATAGCGGAACAGTTCCACATCCACCAATGGGAACATCTCAAGCCCCTTCTGATAGTCGTCTGGCAGATTATCCTTGAGATAGCGCAGCCAAAGGTACTCAACCCCATCGCCCGTA